GGCGCCGTGCCCCAGCGCGGATTGCATAGCGGCGGTTGGGGTTCGCCGTGCCGCTCAAGACGGCGCAGGCGTTTTCGGCCGCGTCGACTTCCTGCTTCAGCGACTTGATATCGCCGGGACCGAAGCGAACTTCCTGTTCGCCGTTCGGCCCCTTGTAGCGGACAAGACTTTCCTGTCCGCCGGATATCAGAAGATAGTAGGCATCGCGCAGCGCTGCGAAGCGCGCGCATGGATCGCTGAAGTCAACGGCCATTGAATTTATTCCGGCTGTTTCAGGAGGGCGTCGACCGTCGCGTCGTCGACGGGCGCGGTCATCGTGTCGCCTTCCGGAAGTTCAAGCTTCTTCCGAAGCTTTTGTTCGTGCGCGCGCTGCCGATAGACGTCTTCGACGTCGACGCCTAGATCGTTGCAGATCATTTCGTCGGACATGACGCCCATGCGCTTGTAACCTTCATGCGCCTTTTGCGTCTTCAGGTCGTCAGCCTGCGGCTTCGGCGGCCCGCGCCATTCAGCGCGGCAAGCGGCGGCGCGCTTTTGCAGGAAGCCATAGAACCCGCCGGGGAACAGAACTCGGCCGGTTTCGATTTCTTCTTCAAGCCACGCTTCGAAGACTTGCTGACAAAACCGCGCAGGAATTTTGCCACGGCGCGCGACGATCAGCGGCCAAAGTTCGCTTGTCGACATACGAACGCTGGAATAGGTCGCGGCGGAATAGTCGCCCGTAAGCGTTTCGAACGTCAGTCCGAGACAGCGCGCCATTTCGCGCAGCAAGAACTTCGCGAACGCTTCATAGGTCGAATTCGGCGTCTTGGCGCCGTTGAAGACCAGCTTTTCGCCGGGGAACAGATGCGCGATCTTGCCGGCCCGGCCAAGGTCGATTTTCGTCGACTGATACCAGCCCGCCTTCGCATCTAGAAGGCCGTCCATCCCGCCGGGGCCGACGCCCTGTTCGTCGTCGTCCTGCAAGGCTTGCAGGATCGTATCCGTCGGCGCGTCGCTTTCGACGGTCGCGGCGAAAATGGCTTGGATCAGCGATGCCGTCAGCGTCGCGTCGGACAGCTGATCGTATTGTTTGGCGATCTTCAGGACCGGCGCAAGCGGCGTCAGGCCGCGAACCTGATCGATATCGGCATCGAAGACGTGAACGACTTGCGGCCGGTTGGCGCTGTCGCGCGCGCGGATCGTGACAATTTCTTCGTAAGCCTGCTGGACCCGAAGCGACATGCGGTAGGAAAGCGGCATGCCCCAAGCGTCCATCGTGACACCCTGATACATGCGCCAGTTGTCGCTATCCTGCAAAAGCTTGTGAGCCGGGATCAGCTTGACCTTCGTCTTCGTGATCGACTGCGGCCGGCTGACCGACGGCAGAAGCGCGACCGCTTCGCCGTGGCTGTAATAGCTTTTCATGACCGCCGTCGACATATCGCCGACGGTCATCTTCCCCGCGGCGTCGCATTCAAGGGGGCAGCTTGCCCACGCGTTGAACTTGCTTTCGACGTCCTGCGACCATGTGTCGGCTTCGTCCTGCGTCCAGCCGATTGCCTTCGCGTCCGGCTTCGACGCCAAGCGAAGACGGTCGCCCATCGTCGACGCTATCGACTGATTGATCGCGCCCGTCAGCCATCCCGAATTGTGGATAGTGTCGATCGCCCGCGCCGTGGCGACCATGTAGGCTTCGCGAACGTCGTCGCGCTGATCGCGCAGCGCCGGCCGCCAATTGAAGAAGAAGGGCGAAGCGCCGCCCTTCATGTATTGCGACGAAACCGCCGGCTTCGACGGCAGGCCGCCGCCGATGTACCCGCGGACCTTATCGATGACGTTCATCGCGAAGTCCCGTTATTCGAGGCAATAGCCGCCAGCTGATCCGACTTGGCGGCCGATCCCGCCGACGATCCAAGCCAATAATTGACGACTTGCCCGAACGACGTCGCCAGAATGCCGATAAGGATCAGGAACGCTTTTTCGGCGCCGCTGCTGAAGTCGATCTTGACTAGCATCAGAACCAAGATGCAGGAGACAAAGCCGATCGTCACGGCGATCGAAACCGCCAGCTTTGCCAAATGCGGAATGTTCATAGCGCTACCTATTCAGCCGCGCCGCCAGATCGGCGAAGCGGGACTTCTTCGGCGCCGACGTCGCGGCAATAGCGGGCAGCGACGGCGTCGGCACGGGGGGCACGGCCGACGCCGCCGCCTCTTGCGGGGCGGAACTTGGAGAAACGCCGCGCAAATGTTGGACGTTCAGCATGTAGCCTGCCGCGGCTGCCATTGCTTCGGCGTCCAGATAGTGATTTTCCCGGCTTCGTTCGATCCATTGCGGCTTGCCGCTTGGAAGCACGATCCGCGCTTCAGCGACTAGCTGCCGGCAATAATCTTCCGTTATGTCGCTATGGACATGCCACGCGCCCAGCTGATCCGCCGGCCAGCGCAGGCGTTCATGGACGAACGATTTCCAGTGATCCGGATCAAGCCGGATCAGTTCAAGGCCGTACTTCTGCGCCGACCCTTGCTGCGTTACTTCGATCGTCGACTTCACAAGCGGCCGGATCAGCGCGACCGACGAACCCTTCGTCGGGAATGCGAACCGCCGGAAGCGCCGGCAGAATTCATAGACCCGGTTGACCGGGACGCCTTCCTTTTTGCCGGGCCGGAAGCCGCTGTCGATAAACGCAAGCTTAATCAGGTCGCCGTCGATCGGCGCCGTCAGCAATTGCGCAAGGTCTTCCCAAACTTCCGGCTTCGACGTTTCGCCCCATAACTCGCCGTGCTGGACAAGCCATGACGTCGCGCGGCCGCCCCATGCGCGAACCACGAAAACAAGCCGGCCCTTCTGAACGTCGACGCCGCAAGTCAGATACCGCGCATCTTCCGGAACGGTCAGCGGCGCATGGGCGCCGAGCCGCTTCGCGAATATTTCTTCCCACGCCGGAACGTCGCCGCCGCCGTCGACATAGACTTCGCCGAACTGCGCGTTCGTCGCCGTCTGTATCTTCGCGCTTTCGTTCGACCGCAGCGCCGTCAGGTAGGTTTCGGCGCGCTGCCCGATCGTGACGAAGGGCGACGCCAGCCCGGAAACCCAAAACGAAAGCGTCGATGTGTCCGCAGCCTCGCCGCTGACGACGCCGGCGCTGTCGACCGATTGGCCGGGCGCGACGTAGACGCCGCGGGCGTTCATGTCCGCTTTGTGCGTTTCTTCGATCGCGCCGCCGCAGCGCGGGCATTGAATGTAGGCTTCGCGCCGCGCCTGCGCCGGCGTCGCGGTCTTCGGCCATTTCAGAAGCGCGAAGCGCGGGATGAAATAATCCGTGCAGTGCGGGCAAGGCCATGCCCAATGGTGCCGCGTTCCCTCCTGCCACAACCGCCAGATCGGCGACTGGACGTCGTCTTCCTCGCCGACCTTCCAGAATTCCAGCCCGCTTACGGGATCGCGATCGATTTCGACCATGCCATGCGACGGGGTTGAAGTGACGCCGACGCAAAAGTCCGCGTATGTGATGCCGCGGGCTTCGACAAGGCCCAGCGGGTCGCCCTGCCCCTTAACGTTCTTCAGCATTTCGTCGTATTCGTCGATCAGCGCTATCGCGGCCGGATCAGACTTCAACGCCGTCGACGAACCCGCGTGCGCAAGGCGAAGCCGGACGCCGGCGACGCGCTTCAGGGTTTGCTTCTGCCTTTTTCCGTTGATGCCGCCCAAGACCTTCGACTTCAGCGAGGCGGCTTGTTCGAACAGCGACACGATCCGCGGTTCGAACTGATCGGTAATGAATTCCTTCGACGGGCCGACGTAAAGGATCGGCGCCGGCCGGTTGTCCAGCCGCTCGCCGATAATGTCCAAAAACGTTTCGGTCTTCGCCATCTGCGCGGCCATGACCGCGACGACGCGCCGATATTTCGGGTCGCCGAACTGCGCGGCGAACGGGATCGCGTAGGGCGTCAGCGCGGGATTGCGCCGGCCCGGGACGCCCGTTTCCGGACCATAGACCCGGTTTTCGCCGCCCCACTCGCTAGGCGTCTGCTTCTTCGCCTTCCAAGCTGACTTCGCGGCCAGCGCGAAGACTTGCCGTCGCGTTCGCGAAGCGCGCGCTGCATCGGTCGATTGCGTCATTCAGCTGTTTTTCGATTTCGCCCCGGACGGTCAGGTCGCGGGTAGACGCCGCAGGCACGCCGCTAAGTTCGGATCGGTACGCGCCGAGTATGTCCGCGACCGCCGTTTCCGCCGCGTCCGCGTCCCAAAGCCGGCCTTCTTCGCGCTCCGTCCGCAGTTCGATTTCCTTTGCCCGGGCTTCCTGAACCCGCGATGCGGTCGCCGACTTGGCGCCGCGCCGGTCTTCGCTGCGCAGATACCGGATATAGGCGATCCGGCAGGCGTCCAGATCGAAGCTTCCGTCTTTGTTGCGCGGCAGTGCGCCTTCGTCGACCAACTGGACGATCCGGACCCGGGAAAGGTCCAGATGCAGACCGCAGGCGTTGGCAGAAGCGCCCTTTCGTTTCGCCGGCATCAGCGGTTGAAGCGGCAGACTTCGAACGCCTTGAAGGCGGTCGCCAGCCAACGGACGGTGTAGCCCTTCATGATCGACGACTTCGTTTCGGCGCAGAAGCGCGTATATGGCAGCGACGAAGCGTCGATCGCTTGGAATGTGCCGTCGTTCAGTTTCGGGAAGTCCAGAACGATCGCGTCGCCGAACGCATCATGCGGCGCCGGCGTTTCGCTGATCGGGTTCGAAACGACGAACAGCTTCAGCCCTTCGACCGCTTCGGCGATCGTCTTCACTTCTTCAAGCGAAGCGACCGAACTGCCGACGACATGCAAGACGGCGATATTTGCCATCCCCTCTTTCACCATTTCGACGAAGCCGGTTTCGCGCAGTGTCGCGATCGTCGGCGTCAGAAGACCGGCGGCGAGGTCCAGCACGGTCACGGCCGAACCGTTCAGGTTGTCGAAGACCTTCATTTTGCCGTCAAGCGTCGTGATGTCGACAAGTTCGGTCTTCGCCGGATGGAAGCGCTTCAGGACGCCGTTAGGGATTTGCGTGTCGAACGCGCGGGCGTCCATGCCCTGCGCCTGAAAATAATCCATCAGCGCGCGGCTGATCGTGGTTTTACCGACGCCGCCTTTGTCGGCGCCGACGATAACGAGCAATGGAAGCGGCATGTCAGTTTCCCCCTGATGCCAGTTGCGAAGATCAAGCCGCCGGCGGCGGTTTGATAGATACGACGAAGCCGCGGACGTCATAAACGATCCGCGCGGCGGTCGCCTGATCCGGTTCGATCCAACCGCCGGCGGCGTAATGTTCCAGATGCGCGCGGGCGTTCGAAAGCATCGTCTGCGCCCATGTGAAGGCGGGATGCGCGCCAAGTTCGCTTTCGATCCGGCCGACGGTCGCCTGAATGTCCGCCTTGATCGCTTCGATGATCGGATGATCCGACAGCAAACCTTCGGCGGCGCTGGACAGCGCGCCGACGATTTCGGTCTTCAGCGCACGCGTCGCGACTGCCGGCATCGGATCGTCGCTCGCGAAGACGACGGAACCATCATCGGCCAAAACCTGAACCTTCATCGGAACCCCCTGCCAAGCGAACCCGGCATCATGCCCGGGCCGTATTCGTCTGCGCCGCGTTCCCGGGGCGGGCGCCTGTCGCCGCGGTCGATCGCGGCTTGCTTGCGCTCTTGTTCGGCTTCCGCAGCTGCGCGGCCACGGCGTATCAAGACGCCAGATCGCGGCATCCAACGGTCGCGGGTCGCGTCGGTCATGGCCGCCCCTTGAATTTCGCGGCCGGACGTCCGCAGCCAAGGCCGCGCGCCCCGTCCAGCCAACCGCGCCCTTGTTGCCATCTGTTGATGCGCAGTAGGCGCGCCGGGCTTCTATGTTTTCGGCGCTGCCCGCTAAAGCCGGAAAGGCGGGGCGACGGCCGGGCCTACCCCGGCATTGGTTCCTATTGCGGCTTCGGGATCAGCCCTTCGGCCCGGCAGTATTCGGCTATCTGATCCGCGACGCTGCCGATCGCTTCCTTCGCGTCGAAGCCTTCCGAGTGCTTCACAAATTCACAAACGGGGCAGAAGTGCCCTTCGTTTTCGCCCGTGTCGTTCTGGCCCATCAGATACAGGCCGCCGGCTTCCAAGGCGCTGTTCGTCCAGTGCCAGTGCATCGACATAAGCGGATCGAACTTCGGCGTCCCGCCGTTCAGTTCTTCGACGGTGCGTTCGATCGCTTCGGCGCCATCAGCTGCGACAAGCGGCGTCATCCCGCGATCGTCGACGGCCGCGCGGCAAAGGTTCCAGTGGTCCATGCAAAACTTCATGTGCCGCCCCCGCCCGGGAAGGAAACCGGAATTCGAAAAATCGGGAATATGTTGAGATATCGGGGCGCTTCGTGC